CTTCGAGGACTCGAAGCAAAGGGCAGAGAACTACTGCGAGATGCACCGGCTTTACCTTAAATCGGATGGCGAGAATGGCTGGCCTGACTACCAGGGCAATTATGCGGAGATATGTCAGTGAGCTTTAAGCTGACAGAGCTATCTTGACTTGGCTGGGGATGGAACCACTCCTTGTTTTTGCGGAGATTAGCATGGACTTTAGCGTGTGTTTTTGCGGAGATTAGCATATGAATGATCTGCCCCCTTGGATGTGCCGAAAGCTAGAGCGTGAACGCATTGTGTCCTCGCTTAAGCAGGCAGAGCGGCTAGCCAAGATCACAGAGAAAGATTACGTGGTCTTATTTGATGGCAGGGTAATAGAGGCCGAAAAGAGCAAAGAGGCGTATGCAGAATTTGTGACAATCAGAATGTGAAGCCCTCAACTCCTACGGTGAGCCGTGGCATCGTAAAGTTTAATGCACAGCGCGGGGGCTATATCATAGGGCGCTAATTAAACTAACCACGGCAACTCTGATAATATAATGGTACGGATTTGAGACCACTAAGATGAGACAAGTAGCGGTTATACATTGGAACCGTATAGCGGCGGGGGATATGCCAGACGAAGAAGGCACTTATTTAGTGGCCTTTAGTGACGGCACAGTCGAGTCTTATCCTATGGATTCAGATGATATAGTTACCGGATCAATCAGAGCGGGAGCGGCGAAAGGGTTGTATTGGGCAGAATCAATACCCCATCCAGATGCTTAATGGCAGAAACAAGAGCGCAGAAAAATAGAGCAATCCGAAAAGAGGAAATGAGAGCCTATCTAGCAGAGAGGGGCAGGGTTGACTACGTTCTTGATAACATTGAAAAAATTGAGCAACTGGACGTTAACTCGGAAGGCTTTAGTAGAGAGTTGCTAAAGCTCAAGACGGCAAACGAGCAGCGTATTAGGTTACTCAATAAGTATTTGCCCGATGCTAGAGATGAGGCGCATGAGGTCAAAGAGTTGCCGCCGTTGGTAATTAAGCTAGCAGACAGTGCATCTAACTGATCCCCAGACCAAGATATTTCTTGATGACGCCCGTTTTAGAGTAATCGTTGCGGGGCGCAGATTCGGCAAGACATTCCTTAGCACAGCGGAGTTAATACGCGCAGCCCTTAGCGGCGACAATAAGAACTGCTGGTATATCGCGCCGACTTACAAAGCGGCCAAAGAAATAGCTTGGGGTATGCTCCTAGAGGTAGTGCCGCAGGAATACATCACCAAGACCAATGAGACAGCCCTAACGCTAACCCTAGCCAATGGCTCAACGATAAGCCTCAAAGGGGCAGAAAAGCCAGACAACCTAAGAGGCCGAGCCTTAGATTTCTGCGTACTAGATGAGTTTGCAGATATGCGTAAGGAGGCGTGGTTTGAGGTTATCAGGCCGTCTCTATCGGATAGACAGGGAAGCGCGATATTCATTGGCACCCCAAAAGGCCGTAACCACTTCTATGATCTATGGGGCAGAGGCGTTGATAAGGCTGATGGCTGGAGCGCGTTCCAGTACACAACACTGGAAGGCGGCAATGTACCGGCGAGTGAGGTTGAGTCAGCAAGGCATGACCTGGATGAACGCACATTTACCCAAGAGTATGAGGCCAAGTTTGTTAATTACTCGGGCATCATCTATTACAACTTTAGCCGTGAGGGATCGACAGCTAAGAACAGCGAGGATATAGGACAGGTTCATATAGGCATGGACTTCAACCTAGACCCTATGAGTGCTGTTGTGATGGTTAGAAAGGGGCAGGTTTTGCACGTTATTGATGAGATCGTAATGTTCGGCTCTAACACAGATGAGATGGCTGCGGAGATCAAAGAGCGTTACAACGTGAAAAATGTTACGATATACCCTGATCCGGCTTGTCGCCAAAGAAAGACATCAGCAGGCGGCAGGACTGACTTATCTATTTTGCAAAACGCGGGTTTTAATGTACGAGTTAAAAACGCTCATTCAGCCGTTAGGGATCGCATCAACGCGGTCAACTCGCGCCTGCGTTCAGCGGATGGTTTGCGGCACCTACTGGTTGATCCAGGGTGCAAAAAAACCATTGAGTCGCTGGAGCGACAGACTTACAAAGAAGGCACGAGCCAACCAAACAAGGACGGCTTCGATCACATGAATGATGCGCTGGGATATGCGGTGGAATACCTATTCCCAATTCGCAAACAATATGAGGCATCACAGCCTCAACGGTGGACTTGATGAAGATAGATATTGAGTACCAGCACCCCGATTATGAGACTCATGTAGAGCGATGGGAGTTTTATCTCCGCAGCTATATGGGGGGCGCAGATTACAAAGAGGGCAATTACCTAACGGGCTACCTCAATGAAGATTCTAAGGCATACGGTAGGCGGCTAGAGCTAACGCCGCTGGATAACCATTGCCGTAACGTGGTTCACGTTTATTCATCGTTCCTCTGGCGTATTAACCCGACTAGGAACTTTGAGGGTATGGAAGGAAGCCCTGACTTAGAGGCGTTTCTAAAGGACGCCAATCTTGACGGGCAAAACTTCAACTCCTTCATGCGCGAGGCTCAGATATGGTCGTCAGTGTACGGCCATGTCTGGATTATGGTTGATAAGCCAGCTTCCCAAGTCGGAACAAGAGCCGAGGAGCTAAACCAGGGCATCAGGCCATACGTCACGCTTATTACCCCTGAGAACGTCTACGACTGGCGATGGGAGCGTATGCCAAGCGGTAGGCATGAGCTTGTATACCTAAAGGTTAGGGAGTCCGTTGATCGCATAGACGGCACCACAACTGTCACTTACTTCCGAGAGTGGTACAAGGACAAGGTTAAGCTAACCCGCTATGACGGTACATCTGCTGACGTTATCGAAAACATCGACAACCCTATAGGCGTTATTCCAGCGGTCTACTTGCCAGCCAACCGTTCTATCGTGCGTGGTGTGGGGATATCAGACATTTCTGATGTGGCCTATATGCAAAAGGCGATCTACCAAGAGTTGAGCGAGATTGAGCAGTTGATTCGCATATCTAACCACCCGACTCTGGTTAAGACCTACGACACCGATGCGAGTGCTGGGGCTGGGGCTATTATTAATATGGCCGAGGATATGGACGCCGGCCTTAAGCCCTATCAGATGCAACCATCTGGCGGCAACCTAGACGCCATCAGAGCCTCTATAACGGACAAAATAGAGTCGATCAATAGGATGGCCCACATGGGCGCAGTACGCGGTACAGAGGCTATTACGCAGTCTGGCGTGGCTATGCAGACCGAATTTCAAATGCTCAATGCAAAGCTATCTGAGAAGGCCGACATCCTTGAGTTAGCTGAGGAACAGTTGTGGGGCTTTTACTGTAATTGGCAAGAGCATAATACTCATGAGGTTGGTATCAGTTACCCCGACTCGTTTGATCTGCGTGATTACGCGCAAGAGCTTCAATTCCTTCAGCAGATTAGAGCAAGCGGCGTTAAGTCTGTCACTATGCTCCGTGAGGTTGATAAGCAGATTGCAGACCTTGTGCTTGATGACGAGGTTCTTGCTATGGCCCATGAAGAGATCAACGAGAACACCGTGGCTATTGGTGACTTCTCAGACAAGACGCAAATCTACAAGTACCACATTGACAGCGGCCTCGTTACGCCTAATGAGGTGCGCGAGAAGATTGGGCTTGATGAGGTCAGCGGTGGGGATGAGTTGCTACCAAGGGCTGATATGGTTGAGCTACCCGCTGAATAATGGCAACGGACAATCAGCATGATGACTACCTTGATCGACTGGCTGACGGCCATCTTGAAAGATTGCTTGCGGCTTTATCGGTATTGGAGAATCGGATTGCTGATTATCTAGCTACCGCACCAGATCAGGCTGGCAAGCTATTTGACGTTGAGTGGGCTATATCCGCAAGGGCGGAAATCCAGCAGATTATAGAGCAAGAGTACACCGTAACGGTTCAAAGCCTTTTGGATGAGTATCCAGAGGTTGAGCGCAGGGCGTTAGAAATGCTCAATAATTACGGTGATTTTGCACGTACCAGCCCGACAGTTATTCGGCAACTGCAACGCCTAACCTTTCAGGGCTTTGAAGACATAGGCCAGACCTACCTCGACACCATAGCCAACGAGGTTTATCAGAACGCGCTAACAGGTCGCTCTAAAGCCGATATGATTAAAAGCATCAGGCAGAAGATTAACGGCGTCTATATGCAGAGCGATCAGGCCGAGATTAACAGGCTTGTTGATATAGCTAAGAATGGGACGGCGGCACAGTCCAAGGCCGCAATAGATCAGTTGCACACAATTTATGCCGCAGATAAGACGGGCAATAATATGCGCCGTTACGCCTCGCAGATAGCCCAAGACAGCCTGATGCAGTTTGACGCATCAATTAACGTAAATGCAGGGATACAGGCTGGAGCCGATACGTGGAAGTATTACGGGGATGTGATTAGAGATTCTAGGCCATTCTGCCGAGAACACGCTGGCAATACCTATACCACTGATGAGATTGCTGAGATATGGTCGGGCGATTGGAAGGGCAAGGCGTCAGGCGATCCCTTTATTGTTCGCGGCGGTTATAATTGCCGCCATCACTTTAGACCCGTATTTGAATAGGAGACAGTTATGCCTTATCACAAGGGAAAGAAGAAAAAGAAAAAGTCAAAGTAGTTTGGTAAAATAAACCCACTCCGTAGGAGGAAGCGTTACATGAGCGATGAAATCATGGAAACAGAGGCAACTGAGGCCGTAGAGGAAACTTTAGAAGCTCAGGATGTAAAGACGTTCACGCAAGAGGAGCTAGACCGAATAGTTGCTGACCGTGTTGCTCGCACCAAGCGACAATATGACAAGCGGCTTGAAGGTGTAGATTTAGACGAGGCTCGTCAGCTTCTTCAAGAAAAGCAAAGTGCTGAGATTGAGAGGCAAAAGGAGCGAGGTGAGTTTGATAATATCCTCAAGCAGACCGTTGAAAAGAAAGACCAGGAAATACTGGCTTACAAGCACCGGCTGGAGCAGACGCTAGTTGATGGCGCTCTACTTTCAGCGGCGGCTAAGAATAAGGCGGTATCACCTGAGCAAGTCAGTCAGTTGTTACGCGGCTCTGTTTCGCTATCTGAAGATGGCACTGTAGAGGTCTACGATAAAAACGGGACGCCCCGTTACAACGACAAAGGCGACCTGTTATCTGTTGAAGAACTGGTGACAGACTTTTTGACAACGAACCCGCAT